TCGATCGCCAGTGCCACCGCCTGCGTAAGTCGCTCGCCGGCGGCTACTATTTCAAGCGCGTCGCAATGGGTGCCGGCTATGAGCGGTTCCATGACGTGCCGTATAAGAACGAACACTCACACGTCGGCGATGCTTATGCGTACACGATGATGGGCGCCGGCGAACACAAGTTGCTGACGCGGGGGACGGCGCGCAGTCACTTCCAGCAATTCACGGCTCCAATGGATTTTGATGTCTTCTGATGACGGTAACGAATACCCGCGCGTGACGGTGGTGCCGTTCAAATGGTATCACGTCACGGCTATGGATCTGCGGCCGCAGGAGCGCGCCTACCTCGAGCAATTCCCCGACTATCTCGAGCGCGCCAAGGTGCAAGAGACGCGCGGTCCTTGCTATTCGGCGATCGTGCCAGGCAAGGGCATCGCCTGCTCCTGGGGCTTTACGCAGATGTGGGCCGGCGTTTATGAGGCGTGGATGCTCACGTCGGTCCTGGTCGAACGGTACCCGTATCGTGTGATCAGGTCGGCGCGCGAGGAAATGGACAAGGCCGCAATCGATCTGAAAGCGCATCGATTGCAGATGGCGGTCAACGCAAGCTCAACGCAATCGCTAAGGTTCGCAAAGGCGTTGCAGTTTAAAACGGAAGGTGTATTAAACTCATACGGGCCTGATGGGTCTGATTATGTGATGTTGGCGCGCACCACCAAGGGGTCACCAGATGGCGGGTCTATTCGGCAAAAAGCCTGACAATTCGGCGCAGATCGCGATGCAGCAAAAGCAGATCGATATGCAGGAAAAACAGAACACCAAGCTCGACAGCCAGGAGCGCGACCAGAAAGCCCAAGTGCTAGCGCGCCAGCGCGCCGCCATGTCGGGCGGCTCTCGCGCCCTCATGAGCGAGGCCAGCCTCGGCACCGCCGACGTTGGCGGCTCAACCACCCTCGGATCGCAAACCTAATGGCGACGCAGCTCAAGCTGCGTCCCGGCATATCGCTCGACGGCCTGTCGTCGAGCGCGCGATCGATGGTCGACAGGATCCTGTCGACGACCGACCTGGGCGACCTCGATGTCACCAGCGCGCACCGCAACCCGTTCCTGAACGCGAAGGTCGGCGGCGCCAAAGGGTCGCAGCACATCCAAGGCAACGCGATCGACATCAACGTGTCGGGCCTGAACGACGACCAGAAGCAGCAGCTCCTCAAGTCGGCGATCGCCGCCGGCGCCAAGGGTGTCGGCATCTACCCGAGCGGCAATGCGATCCACCTCGACACGCGCGCGAACCCCACCCTGTGGGGTCCAGGCAAAAACAAGTATTCCGGCGTCCCCGTCGAGAAGGCGCCCGCCTGGGCGCAGCCTGTTCTCAAGCAGATGTTCGCTGGGCAGACACCCGACGTGACGCAGTCGGCCGCGAAGGCCCCCTCTGCCGGCGCCCCGCCCGTCATCAAGTCGGTCATCGCCGAGGCGTCGGCAAAGTTCGGCGTGAGCGAGGATCTGATGACGCGCATCGCGGCGCGCGAAAGCTCGTTCAACCCAGGCGCCACCAATCCGAAGAGCAGCGCCGGCGGCTTGTACCAGTTCATCGACAAAACGTGGAGCGGCATGGTCGCCAAGTATGGTGCTGCTGCCGGCGTGGCACCGGATGCATCCCGCTTTGATCCGAAGGCGGCCGCCCTCATGGCCGCGGCGATGACGAAGGAGAACGATCTCATCGTTAAAAAGGTGTTCGGCCGATCGGCGACGCCCGGTGAGCTGTACGTCGGTCATTTTATGGGCGGCCCGAAGATGGTGTCGATGATGCAATTGAATGAGAAGCAGCCCGACGCGCCGGCTGCCGTCGCCTTCCCGGCCGAGGCCGCCGCGAACCCCACAATCTTTTTCAATAAGGCCGGTGAGCCGCAGCCGGTCAGCGCCGTCTATGCGAACCTGACAAATATCAACACCGCGACGGGTGGCAGCTCTGTCGCGGCTGCGCCGGCCGGCCCGAAGGCCGATTTCAATTTTACACCGGTTAAGGGCGCGACGCCTGCCGTGCAACATGCATCACAGGGCAGCGTCGAGCTTGAGAGCGAGGTCGACCGCTTTGGCAAGCGCATGGGCGGCAGAAGGATGCTCGGCTGATGAACGCGAAGGACATCCTCAAGCGCAGCGACGCCGCCTACGCGCGCAAGGAACAGTGGCGATCGGTCTACCAGGATTGCTACGAGTTCGCGCTGCCACAGCGCAATCTTTACGACGGTTCTTTTGAGGCAGGCCAGCGCGGCGGCAAGAAGATGAACCGCGTCTTCGACAGCACCGCGGTGCATTCGACGCAGCGGTTCGCCAACCGGATCCAGAGCGGCCTGTTCCCGCCCTATGGTCGCTGGTGCCGGCTCGAGCCGGGATCCGACATCCCGGCGAATAAGCGCATCGAGGCGCAACTCGCCCTCGACATCTACGCTGAAAAGTTCTTTTCCGTTATCCGGCAATCGAATTTCGATCTCGCGATGGGCGAGTTCCTGCTCGACCTTTGCGTCGGCACGGCCGCCATGCTGGTGCAGCCTGGCAATGACGACATGCCTATCCGCTTTACCAGCGTGCCCGAGTACCTGGTCGCCTTTGAAGAGGGCGCCAACGGGACGCCCGACAACGTCTATCGCAAGTCGAAGATGAAGGCCGAGCTGGTCACGCAGACCTGGAAGGATGCCAAGCTCGGCGAGGCCTTACAGCGCATCGTCGACGACAAGCCGACCGACGAGGTCGACCTCATCGAGGCGACCATGTTCGACGCGAAGAAGGGCGATTGGGACTACACGGTCATCTACGGCCGCGACCAGACACCGCTCGTCGAGCGCAAGCTCAAGTTCAGCCCCTGGATCATCGCGCGCTATATGAAGCTCGCCGGCGAGAGCCAGGGCCGCGGCCCCCTCGTCACGGCCATGCCCGACATCAGGACCCTCAACAAGACCGTCGAGCTTTTGTTGAAGAATGCGTCGCTGGCGATCGCCGGCGTTTACACGGCGGCCGACGACGGTGTCCTTAATCCGCAGACCGTCCGCATCACCCCCGGCGCCATCATCCCCGTCGCGCGCAATGGCGGCCCGCAGGGCGAGAGCCTCAAGGCCTTGCCGCGCGCCGGTGACTTCAACGTCACCCAGCTCGTCCTCAACGACCTCCGCATGGCGGTCAAGAAGATGCTACTCGACGACACGCTGCCGCCCGACAACATGAGCGCCCGATCGGCGACTGAAATCGCCGAGCGCATGAAAGAGCTTGCGACCAACCTGGGCGCCGCGTTCGGCCGGCTCATAACCGAGACGATGGTGCCGGTCGTCAGCAAAACCATGCAGATCATGGATGAGGAAGGGATGATCGACCTCCCCCTCAAGATCAACGGCCTCGAGATCAAGGTCGTGCCGATCTCGCCGATCGCCCAGGCGCAGCAGATGGGCGACATCGAGAAGACGATGCAGTGGGCGCAGATCGCGTCGCAGATGGGGCCAGAGGCGTCGGTCAAGGTGAAGACCGGCGAGATCGCCGACTACATCGCCGACACGCTCGGCATCCCTGCCCGCGTCCGCGCGACACCTGAGGAAGCGGCGCAGAAGCTCCAGCAGCTCCAGCAGCAGCAGCAGGCCATGCAGATGGCCCAGATGGCCGGTGCGTCAGGTGGCGTCGGCAAAGCGGTCGCCGAGGGCGCAATACAGGGCGGCGGCCAGCCGCCCCAGCAATAGGTGAGGGATGGCCGAAAGCGAGGGATGGGATTTTTTCGAGCCGCAAGGCGACGCGCAGGATCAGCCGAAGGACGAGATCGATGTACTCATGGTTCGCACGTTCTCAACGGATGAAGGCCAGCGCATCCTGAAATGGCTGCGCCAGGTGACCATTGAAGCGCCGGCATGGGTGCCGGGGCAAGACCCGTCGTTCGGGTTCGCGCGGGAGGGCCAGAACAGCCTAGTGCGGGAGATCGAGCGGCGCATGATGCGAGGGAGACTATAACTATGGCTGAAGAGGATCTGTTGGGCGGCGCCGTTGCCGAGCCTGAAGCTGACAAAACCCCAGAGCAGACCGACGTGTCTCACCTCGAGACGCCCGCCGAGAAGCCTGCCGTCAATTTTGACGACGCCGCCATGCTGGCCGACGTGTCGAAATTTATCCGCACCGAGGACGGCAAGCCAAACTATGCCGACATCCCCGAAAAGTTCTGGAAGGACGGCAAGCCAAACCTCAAGGCCTTGGCGACCGCCCGCGCCGAGCTGGAGAAGAAGTTCTCCCGCGGCGATCACAAGGCGCCGGCAGAATATGACCTGGGCCTGATCAAGGAAGCCGGCGTCGCCGAGGACGACCCTATGGTCGGCGCCTACAAGCAGTGGGCGAAGGAGAACGGCGTCAGCCAGGACGCCTTCAACAAGCTCGCCGCCAACTACATCGAGACGCAGAAGGCGCAGGCCGAGCAGTTCACGGTCAACGTCCAGGCCGAGAAGGCCAAGCTGGGGCCGCAGGCCGACAAGATCATTGGCGAGATGGTCGGCTGGGGCCAGGGCATGGTCAAGAAGGGCGTCTGGTCAAAGGATGATTTCGAGGAGTTCAAGGTCATGGGCGGCACCGCCCGCGGCCTCAACGCCTTGATGAAGGTCCGAGAGTTCTACGGCGACATGAAGCGCATCCCGGTCGACGTGGCGGCGACCTCGTCGCAACCGAGCCGCCAGGATCTCCAGGACATGGTCGCCGACCCGCGATACGAAAGCGACGCCTCGTACCGCCGCAAGGTGGAGCAGGCTTTCGAGGATGCGTACAAAGACCAATAGGCCCCGCTGGGTCTTGCACGTCAGGTCGGCGCATGATATGCGTCGATCTGACGGTCAACCTGTTCCAGGCCCGATCACTGGCTGGCGCCCGATGGGGGCGACGTAATCGCCCAAGCGATGGCCCGCTCTGCGGTCACCCGACGCGACGAACCCGATCTTAAACCAGGCAAAAGGAGCTGTGCATGGCACAAGCTGTCTCCACTGCCTTCGTCACGTTGTTCGACGCCGAGGTCAAGCAGGCCTATCAGGCATCGCGCCAGCTCGCCGGCCTCACCCGCGAGCGCAATAACGTCGAAGGATCCACCGTCAAGTTTCCCAAAATCGGTTCCGGTAGCGCCACGCT